GTATCTACAGACACCTTGGATGTTTCCTGGAGGATTCATTCTGATTTAAATATTAATGGTGAAAAACCAGACAGAGCTTTAGTTCTTTATTTATCTCCAAGAGAAAAAGAAGATCTTCATGGGACTGCTTTATGGGAACATGATATTTATGGAAGAGAAATTCCTAAAGAAATAACTGATGAAGATTACGATAAAATGATTAAATTAGATGCTAACAACTTAGATCGGTGGAGATTAAGTACAGTCGTTGGTTATGAAGAAAATAGATTAGTTTCTTATCCTTCAAGTTATTTTCATAGTAAATACCCAAACATATCATGGAAAGAAGGGAGAAAGGTTTTTGTTATGTTTTATAAAGTTTCTGATTATGAGTAATAAAAAAGTTGAAAAAACCAATACCGAATGGTATGAAAAAGTAGATAAATTAAAACTTAAATATAATCGAAATAAAGATGGATATAAAAAACATAAAAAAAGAGATTATAAAAGCTGGTGAGTCAGCTGTTTTGCAATTAATAAAAGTGGCAAAAGAAGATATTATTAAGTACGATAAAGATGATGAGCTGGCTGCTGATAGATTAAAAAATGCAGCGGCTACAAAAAAACTTTGCATTATGGATGCTTTTGAAATACTAAAAAAAATTCAAGAAGAAAAAGATCAAATAGAAGGAGTAGATACTAAAAAAAATAACACACCAAAAGGATTTGCAGAATCAAGATCAAAATAAATTATACACTGAACTTAAAAATATAGTTCCTAAGAATGTTTTGTCTATAAAAAACAAATCTAAATCATGGGCTTATGGTTATAATGAAAAATACAATTTTGTTGTTATATCAAAAACAGGTCAAATTGATCAAATAATAAATATTAGCGGTCTTAATATAGCTCTACCAAAACCTTCAAAAAACATAATTAAAAGATCAAAAAAAAAGGAAGATCAGTTCTGGGAATCTAAAGAGATACCTAAGCAACTAAAAAAAATAAAATCTATTTTTCAGTGGCATGAAGCTCCTTTAAGTTTTAAAAATGAGTGGATTGATTATATTGAAAATGAGTTTAATTACAGAGAGTTAGGTTGCTGGTTTTATAACAATGGAATACCTACATATATTACAGGAACTCATTATATGTATCTTCAATGGACTAAAATAGATGTAGGACTTCCTGACTACAGAGAAGCTAATAGGGTTTTTTATATATTCTGGGAAGCCTGTAAAGCAGATAAAAGAAGTTTTGGAATGGATTACTTAAAAATAAGACGTTCAGGATTTTCTTTTATGGCTTCATGTGAAGGAGTAAATACTGGTACAATTACAAAAGATGCTCGTATTGGTGTTTTATCTAAAACAGGATCTGATGCTAAAAAAATGTTTACCGACAAAATAGTTCCTATATCAAATAACTACCCTTTCTTTTTTAAACCCATACAAGATGGTATGGACAAACCAAAAACGGAATTAGCCTATAGAGTACCTGCTTCAAAAATTACTAAAAAAAATATGTATTTAACTGAAGACCAGGAACTTGAAGGTCTTGATACTACTATTGACTGGAAAAATACTGGAGACAACAGTTATGATGGTGAAAAATTGCAATTGTTACTTCACGATGAAAGTGGAAAGTGGGAAAAGCCTGACAACATCCTAAACAACTGGAGGGTTACTAAAACTTGTCTTAGATTAGGTAGTAAAGTTATTGGTAAATGTATGATGGGATCTACATCAAATGCGCTTGACAAAGGTGGTAGTAATTTTAAAAAATTATATATAGATTCTGATTGTGGAAAACGAAACTCAAATGGTCAAACTAAAAGTGGTTTATATTCACTTTTCATCCCTATGGAATGGAACATGGAGGGCTTTATTGACAGGTATGGAATGCCTGTTTTTAGGTCTCCTGATTCGCCAATACTGGGTATTGATGGAGAAATGATAAGTCAAGGAGCTTTAGATTATTGGGAAAATGAAGTTGATTCATTAAAACAAGATCCTGACGCTTTGAATGAGTTTTACAGACAGTTTCCAAGATCAGAGTCTCACGCTTTTAGAGATGAAAGCAAACAGTCTATATTTAATTTAACTAAAATATACCAGCAAATTGACTACAATGATTCTTTAATTACCGCCAGATATGTAACTCAAGGATCTTTTTCTTGGGAGAACGGAATTAAAGATACCAGGGTTATTTGGTCACCTAATAAAAGAGGAAGATTTTTTGTAACTTGGTTACCAGAAAAAGCATTGCAAAATAATGTCATAACAAGAAATGGAGTAAAATACCCAGGCAACGAACACGTAGGTACATTTGGGTGTGATTCATATGACATATCAGGTGTCGTTGTTGGAAAAGGATCTAATGGTTCTTTACATGGATTGACAAAATTCAATATGGATAATGCTCCAAGCAATGAGTTTTTTTTAGAATACATAGCTCGTCCTCAAACTGCTGAGTTGTTTTTTGAAGATGTTTTAATGGCTATGGTGTTTTATGGAATGCCTATTTTGTGTGAAAACAATAAACCTCGTTTATTATATCACTTAAAAAACAGGGGATACAGACAATTTAGTCTAAACAGACCTGACAAAAGGTTTAACAAGTTGTCAAAAACAGAAAAAGAATTAGGAGGAATACCAAATTCAAGTGAAGACGTAAAGCAATCTCACGCTTCTGCTATAGAATCTTACATCGAAAAGTATGTTGGATTAGATATGGAGGGTTCGTACAGAGATAAAGATGATATGGGTATAATGAATTTTCAAAGAACTTTAGAGGATTGGGCTAAGTTTGATATAAGTAACAGAACTAAATTTGATGCGTCTATTAGTTCTGGTTTAGCTATAATGGCAAATCAAAAACACCTATACACTCCGTCTAAACAAAAATCGAAAATAAGCATTAACTTTGCAAGATATAATAACACAGCTTCGGTTAGTCAATTAATTAATAAATGAAAGATGTAAAAATACAAGTTAACTCAGCTGCTTTTCCTGATCAATTTGAATCAGATTCTGTTAAAGACACAATGGAGTTTGGCTTACAAGTAGGTCAAGCGATTCAGTACGAGTGGTTTAGAAGGGATAGTGGTTCGTGTAGGTTTTATAATCAATGGGCTGACTTTAATAGACTCAGGTTGTACGCCAGAGGAGAACAGTCTGTAGCTAAATATAAAAATGAAATAGCAATAGATGGAGATTTAAGTCACTTAAATTTAGATTGGACTCCAGTTCCTATAATACCCAAGTTTGTAGACATAGTTGTAAACGGAATGTCTGATAGACTTTTTAAAGTAAAAACTTACGCTCAGGACGCTATGTCTGCTGAAAAACGTAGTATTTTTCAAGACATGGTTCAAGCTGACATGGTAGCAGCACCAGTTTTAAGGCAGTTAGAAAAAGATTTTGAAATACCTGTTTTTAGTGTAGCTGAAGAAGAGCTTCCTGGAAGTGATGAAGAGCTTGAGTTATATATGCAAATGAAATATAAACCAGCTATTGAGATTGCTCAAGAAGTTGGAATAAATACTTTGTTGGATGAAAATCACTACCAAGATATAAGGAAAAGAGTTGATTATGATCAAACTGTTTTAGGTATAGGAATGTGTAAACATATGTTCTTACCTGGAACTGGAGTTAAGGTTGACTATGTAGATCCAGCAAATGTAGTTTATAGTTACACTGAAGATCCTTATTTTAAGGATAATTTTTATTGGGGAGAAATAAAAACAGTTCCTATTGGGGAACTAATTAAGATAGATCCAGACCTAACTCTTTCTGATTTAGATGAAATTTCTAAATACAGTCAATCTTGGTATCAATATTATAATAACGCTCAAGCTTATAATAATAGTATGTTCCACAGAGATACTGCTACATTATTATACTTTAACTACAAGTCTACTCACTCTTTTGTTTACAAAAAGAAAAAAATGACAGATGGAAGTTTTAAAACTGTAGAGAAAGACGATCAATTTAATCCTCCTGTTGAAATGCAACAAGAAGGTAAGTTTGAAAAAGTTACAAAAAGAATTGATGTTTGGTATGATGGAGTAATGGTTATGGGTACTAATATAATGCTTCAGTGGAAACTAAGTGAAAATATGGTTAGACCTAAATCAGCCAATCAATATGCAAGACCAAACTACATAGCTTGCGCTCCAAGAATGTATAAAGGTTCTGTAGAATCTTTAGTAAGAAGAATGATTCCTTTTGCTGATTTAATTCAAATGACTCATTTAAAAATACAGCAGGTTGTTTCGAGAGTAGTTCCTGATGGAGTTTTTATTGATGCCGATGGTTTAAATGAAGTAGACTTAGGAACTGGAAATGCTTATAATCCAGAAGACGCTTTAAGGCTTTACTTTCAGACAGGTAGTGTTATTGGTAGGAGTTTTACTCAAGATGGAGAGTTTAACAATGCTAAAGTACCTATAAGTCAGTTAACCGCTTCAAGCGGTGCAAGTAAAATGCAAATGCTTCTTGGTAATTATAATCATTATTTAGATATGATCAGAGCAGTTACTGGACTTAACGAAGCTCGTGATGGTTCAAGTCCAGATCCCAACTCTTTAGTTGGCGTAAATAAATTAGCAGCATTAAATTCTAATACAGCAACAAGACATATTTTACAAGCAAGTTTATATATGACTCGAAGTTTAGCGGAATGCTTATCAATAAGAATGGCGGATATATTAGAATATGCTGATTTTAAAGATGAGTTTGCTATGCAAATTGGTAAATATAACTTACAGATTATTGATGAAATAAAAAATCTTTATTTATATGATTTTGGAATATTTATAGAAATGTCTCCAGACGAAGAAGAAAAAGCTATGCTTGAGCAAAATATTCAAATGGCTCTATCTAAAGAAAATATAAGTCTTGAGGACGCTATAGATATTAGGGAGATACATAACTTAAAGATGGCTAATCAATTGCTTAAATTAAAGCGTAAGCAAAAGCAAGACAGAGAGCAGCAGATGCAAATGCAACAACAAGAGATGCAAGCTCAACAGCAAATGCAGGCTCAAGAAGCTGCGTCTCAACAGCAAATGCAAATAACTCAACAAGCAGCCGCTACTAAAATGGAAACAATGACTGCTGAATCTCAAATGGCAATTCAAAAAATGCAGATGGAAGCTCAGTTAAAAACTAAATTAATGGAGGTTGAGTTTAATTATCAAATGCAATTAAAAGGAGTTGAGCAGTCACAAATAGATGAAAGAGAAAAAAACAGAGAGTCTGAAAAAAATAAAAGAATAAACCAACAATCTTCTAACCAATCTAAAATGATTGAACAAAGAAAACGTAATTTACCTTCGATTAATTTTGAATCAAATGAAGATAGTTTAGATGGTTTTGACTTTTCTGAATTTAACCCAAGATAATATGAGTAAATTAGATAAGAGAAATAGAAAAAAACAAAGACCTGCTGCGAGAGCAAAAGAGTCTACACGTACTGCAACAAACGTTCCTACTAAACCTCGTAAAAAACTAATAACAAAAAAACAATCAGCGGCACACAAAGCTAAACTAAAAAAGTATGCTAAAAATCTTAAACCTCTTCCTAAGCCAAAAATGAAAGGTGGCGCAGTAGGTGGAGGAATGATAGGTGGTGGTAAAATTTTAAAAGGAGGTAAAATGATATTAAAATATGTTTCAAAACATTTAGCTAAAAAAGGAGGTGCTAAAGCTCTTGATAAAAAGATAAAAAAATGATGGAAAAATCAGCAGGCCCACAATTAAATCAAGTACGAGATGATTTTAATAAAAGGGTAACAAGAAAAGCTATTTTAGGCAAGACTAAAAAAATACAATGGGAGGCCAGAAGAAGGTTTTCTAATATTTAAAACTGCCTAAAATATAATTAAAATAAATACTAACTTTGTTAAAAATAAAATCAAATGGAATTTAAAGTAAAAGAAGTAACAAAAGAAGAAAAATCTCGTGTTGAAGTAGAAAACGAATTGCTAAAAAAACACGAAGAAAAATTTGAAGACTCAGGTGAGGAAAAAGTTGATGTAGATAAAGTTAATTTATCTGAAGGCGATTCAGAAGTTAAATCTTCAGAGCCAGAGACTAAAGAAGTTATTGAAGAAGATAAAGTGTCAGAAATAAATGACACTGATGTTCTTTCATATATTAAAAATAGATACGACAAAGACATAAAATCTGTTGATGATTTGTTTGCGGAAAAAGAGGCAAACTTAGATTTACCAGAAGATGTGTCAGCGTATTTTAAGTACAAGCAGGAAACTGGTCGTGGAATTGAAGATTTTTATAATTTACAAAAAGACTTTGACTCTATGGATGATAATGCTGTACTGGCTAACTACTATTCATCTGTCGAAGAAGGTTTAGATGAAATAGATATTCAAGATCTGATCGAAGACAAATTCAGTTATGACGAAGAACTGGATGAGGCGAGAGAAATTAAGAAGTTGAAGTTAGCAAAAAAACGTGAACTTGCTAAGGCAAAGAAGTTTTTAAATGAACAAAAAGATAAATATAATATTCCTCTTGAGTCAAGTGGGGGTGGGTTATCTGAAGATCAAGAAAAAAGTCTTAATGCTTATAAGAGTTACATCGAAGAATCTAAAAGTTTAGAAGAAGCAAACAGTAAAAAAGCTGAGTTTTTTGTTCAAAAAACAAATGATGTTTTTAACAGTGAT